ATGGTCAGCCTTTAGAACTGACTAAAGCGCCTGATGTACTTATCACTCGCTCAATCGCTGACATACGAGAACCTGCGTCTCGTTCTAGCGAATGGACAAAGACGATAGATGTACCGGGAACCAAAGCAAACAACCAACTCTTTTCTCATCTATTTGAAGTAGAGCAAACCGTTTTTGGCTCGTCATTTGACCCTAACGCAAAAGCAAATTGTATCGTCTTTTGTGATGGCATCGAGCAACTACGAGGCATCTTGCGTCTTATCTCAATCACAATCGATGACTCAACTCACATCACTTATCAAGTCTCTATTCATGGTCAAGTCGCTGACTTGTTTACCGCACTAGCAGACAAGAAACTAAATGCTCTACGCTTTAGCGAGTACAATCACACTCTCTCTAGTGGCGCAGTCGTTGACTCATGGGCAACATCAATCACAAAGAATGGCTCATCGCAAGCATTTGCATATGGCTCAGGCTATGTCTACGCAATGTTCGATAGAGGTTACTCAAACATTCGCAACATCACTCAATACGAAGTCGCATGGATGACACCTTGTCTCTACGCAAAGACAATCGTAGATGAGATGTTCGACATCAATGGCTACACTTACACGAATGACTCGTTCTTCAATAGCGATAGATTCAAGCGTTTAGTCATACCACCGCCAAATGGACTAACGGTTGACGCAGATGTTCTCGAACAAAGACGATACAGAGCAAGTAGAACGACTACACAGATTCTCTCGATAGGAACGCCTTTACTATTTAACAACGACTCTACTACTGGCAACTTTGATAACGGAAACAACTACAACACTTCTACAGGTGCTTATGTAGTGCCTGTCGCAGGTGATTATGTCTTTGACTTGACTCTTGACTTGCAATGTAGTATAGGTACTTATTCACCTGTGTACTTGCCTAACGAGTTCACAATCGCAATAGGTATGTATGTCAACAACGCACTTGTCAAGACTACTACTTTTCAACAAACATTTGGACCGCCTACGACTCAAGACATTCACTACAAATTATCCCAAGCGAAGATAAACGATAGCGTCACTTTCAAACTTACACAAGTCTACGATTCAGCAAACAATGCTACTCTCGTCAATAGCCAATTTAATCTAGCAATACTAGCGAACTCAAGCAATGAGAATGATTGTCACGCTTTCACTTATGGCTATGGCGAAACGGTAGACTTCTCAGTCTTCTTGAATAGCGAAGTAAAGCAAAGCGAGATGTTGATGTCATTCGTCAAGATGTTCAACTTGTACATAGAAGCAGACAAAGACAACCCAAAAAAGTTGCGAATTGTGCCTCGTGATGAGTTCTACAATGGCGCTCAAGTCGATTGGACGCAAAAACTAGACTACTCTCAACCTGTTGAACTAGTACCTATGGGTGAACTAGACGGCAATCCTTACAAGTTCTCGTACAAAGACGCAAATGATGACGAAAATAAGTACTATCAAGAGAAGTATCAATCGTCTTATGGCTCTCGCACATACTCAATAGACAATCAATTCGTCAAAACTGAGAAGAAAATAGAGATAGTGTTCTCGCCTACGCAAGTCAAGTCATACGAGAATGCACAAAAGAACTTTGTTTTGTCTAGCATCGAGTCTCAAAAAGATGGTGATTTGCGCATATTTTACTACGCAGGTCTACAAACAGGCGTATCATGGCGACTCTATGCGTTCTTCAATTTAGCAAACACAGGTTATGTAAATCAAACATCACTGCCTTTAACGCTTCACTATGACTCTTTGTCAAATCCTCAATACGACATACTATTTGGTATGCCTAAAGAGATAGGTGTTGGCGCAGGTTACAAGTACACAAACGCTAATCTAGTCAACAACTACTACTATCGCTTTCTCACAGAGATAACTTCTAAGAACTCGAAAATCATTCGAGCGTACTTTCGTATCACTCCAAAAGATTACTTCACTCTACGCTTCTCAGATGCGTTCTTCTTTGAGAACGAGTATTGGAGATTAAACAAGATAGAAGACTATAATCCTGAAGTAGACGGCGTGTATCTGTGCGAGTTCTTGCTTGCTCAATTTGTAGCGCCTACGACTATCACACAAAAGAAAATAGGTGCAGGCACTGCGCAAGGCAACGAAGGCGAAATAAACGGCGACATCTATCCTAGTGGTTCTAATCCTATCAAGCCGGGCATTAAAGGTGTCAATGTCGGTGGCTCTCAAACTACAGGTAGTGGTGTCTTCGTAGGTCAGAACATCGTACAATCAAGCGAGTCTTCAAACAACTCTGCTCTAGGTTGCGTAGATACAATCTTTCCAAATGGTACTGACGGAAGCGTTGCTCTAGTTTGCAATAACTTTGAAGTTACAAAGCCTGACACGCTATACATTGGCAACTATGAGGCATATCCAAACTTCTTGAGCGGTGGTTCTGTCAAGACAATCTCTGCAAACTACTCAGCAACAAAAGACGATTGGTTGATAATAGCAAGTACAACAATGGGCAATTTTACAATCACTTTGCCTGACCCAAGTGGATTGAGTGGCAAAACTTGGGTAATTAAAAAGCCTTTGCCAAGTCATCAAGTGACGATTGACACAGCAACAAGCGCTCAAATTGATGGCAGTGATTCACACACTCAAACAAGCGCACATTCATACGATGTCATCACTACTGATGGCGTTCAATTTTACATCATAGCAGAAGGACACTAAACATGGCAATCAAATCAACGGTAGAACTAGAAGTCAAATCAAATGTCAAAGGCTTTAAAGGCGAACTTCGACAACTTACACTCGAAGCGCAAAACGCAGTCAAAGAGTTTGGCGCATTCTCGCCTCAAGCAGTAGAAGCAGAGAAGAAAGTCGCACTTCTTAGAGACAGAATCGAAGACTTCAACGATAGAATCAAGGCTGTCAATCCTGACAAGTTCGCTCAAGTTCAAACGGTAGTTCAAGGTGTCGCTCGTGGCTTTCAAGCGGCTCAAGGTGCAGTCGCTCTCTTTGGCAACGAGTCGAAAGATTTAGAGAAGACGATGATTAAACTTCAAGGCGCAATGGCTCTTGCTGACGGACTAGAAGGACTTGGGAAAATTCAACAGCAATTCTCAGCGATTGCAGGCAACATCAAGAACAATGTAGTCAAAGCCTTCTCTACTCTTAAAGGCGCAATCATAGCGACAGGCTTAGGCGCTTTACTTGTAATTGTAGGTCTTATCATTGCAAACTTTGAGCAGTTTAAGAAAGTCATGGAAAATCTTTTTCCGGGATTTGACAAGATGACAAAGTACATTGGTGGACTTGTTCAAGGTTTCACTGATTGGATAGGCGTGACTTCGGCTCAAGACAGAGCGCTTGACAAACTAAACAAAACGACAGAAAAATCAAACGAACAACTTGATAGAGAGATTGCTTTGCTTCAAGCACAAGGCGACCAAATTGGGGTATTCTTTAAACAGCGTGAAAAACTAAACAACCAACTTGCACAAGCAAGACAAAACTATGGTAAGAACAGCGAGAAAGAATGGGGCAAAATAATCCTAGACACAAAGAACGCTCTCGCAATTCTTGACATTGAACAAGCGAAGTTTGAACAAGAGCAAATAAGAAAACAAGCAGAAGCAGACGAACAACTCAGAAAACAAAGAAAATCTCAACGACAAAAAAGACTTGACGAATTAAAGAAAGAACACGAACGAGAAGTAGCATTGATTCTTGAGTTTTATGGCATCAAGACAAAAGGTATTTACAAACAAGCAAAACTCGAAGAAGGTTGGGAAAAAGAAAAAGCGAACAACACTATCAAACTTGCTGAGAATACTTATCAAAAACAATACTCAAATCAAGAGAAGTTGACACTATTCTTGAAAGTTAATCATAGCGAACTTATTCAATCTGCAATAGGCTACTTTAACACGATTAGTGAACTTGCAGAAGCATTTGCTGGCAGAGATGAAGAGTCTCAGCGTAGAGCGTTTGAAATTGGTAAAGCGATGAGATATGCTAGTACGGTATTGAGTACAATAGAAGGTACACAAAACGCATTTACTACTGCGCAAAAATCACCTATCACTGCGCTTGTACCTGCTTACCCGTATATTCAAGCGACTGCGTCTGCTTTGTTTGGTCTTGCTCAACTTGCTAAAATCAAGAAGACAAAGTTTAATGGTGCAAGCGCACCTAGTCAATCAAGCGGTGCAGGAGCGCCACAAATGAGCGCACCTCGTACGACATCATCAACTCTACAAAATGGTGGTAACAACTTGACAAATCAGACTCGTGTCTATGTCACAGAAAGCGATATCTCACGCACACAGAATCGAGTGAATGACTTGCAAAAAGTATCAGTAGTCAAATAACGCTATTTTCTAAAGATGAACTTACCTATCTATCGACTAGACATCAACGAATTTGACGAAGAAACAGGCATCGAGTTTGTATCGCTTGTAGAATCGCCTGCAGTTGAGCGTGACTTTCAAGCGTTTAATGAGAATGAACAATTTTTTACAGACTATCCACAAAGCGCAGTTGATAACGCTCAAAGAGGTATCGATTTAAACGAAGAAGTTGATAACGATTGCGCTACTTTAGTAGGCAAAGCACGAGCGAATCAACTAGTCAATCGTGATAATTTGTCACTAGAAACTATAAAGCGTACTTATTCGTATCTATCAAGAGCAAGAGAATACTATAACGCTAACGACACAAAAGCGTGTGGTACTATTTCATATCTCTTGTGGGGTGGTGACGAAATGCTTCGATATTGCGAGAAAGTTCTAGACTTAAAAAGTCAAAACTTCTCTATTCAAGACGAAGAGAAGCGCATCGTGAGTGGTGTTGCTATGATTGCAGATATGCCTATATATCGTAGAGACGCAATTCGTGGCGAGTACTATGTTGTATTTGACAAAGAGTCTATCTTCAAGATTGCGAAGAAATGGGCAAGAAGCAACAAGTATGACTCAGTCAACGAACATCATGAAAAACCTATTAACGATGGTGTCTCTTTGTTTGAGTCTTATCTTGTAGACAGAGAGCGTGGTGTAATGCCACCAAAAGGATATGAAGATGTAGCAGACGGCTCATGGTTCGTCTCTTATCTTATCGACAACGATGAAGTTTGGGCAAAGGTAAAGTCAGGTGAGTTCAAAGGTTTCTCTGTCGAAGGTGTGTTTGACTTTGTATCTGAATTGAACGAAGATTTGAAAGTCATCGAAGAACTAAAGCGAGTCTTGTCTCAATGGGATGGGCGCTAAAATTGCAACACTAACAAAAAAAATATATTCAACTATGATGAACGCAAAAGACACTTTGAAGCAAGTCCGTGTATTACTAGGATTTGACGAAGAAGCCAAAGCAGAGTTCGCTACTGCGACTTTGACAGACGGCACAATTATCACATGGGAAAGTGAACTAGCAATAGGCACTGCTATCATGGTACAAACTGAAGAAGGTATGATTCCCGCACCTGACGCTACTCACGAAGTAGAAGACGGAACTCTTGTTACTACTCTTGGCGGTGTTGTTACTGAAATCGTTATGCCTGAGACTGAGATTCCTGAAATTGAAGTAGAAGTAGAAGCAAGTGAATTTGCAACTATCGCTAGATTCAACGAAGTAGTAGAATCTTTAGAAAGTAAAATCTCTGACTTGAACAAAGCAATCGAAAGTCTTATCGTTGAGAGAGCATCTCACAAAGAAGCGATGAGTAAAGTAGTAGACTTGTGCGAGAAGATGATTGACTTGCCTTCAGTAGAGCCTACCAAAAAGCCACACACTCCAACAAAACAAGAGACTCAATTCGAGAACTTGAAAAAATTCGCAAACTCACTAAAAAAATAAAATAAAAAAACTATGGCATTCGTTGTTTCCTCTCTCGCAAACTACACCAACGAGCAGTCTACTGACTTATTGGTAAAAGCGTTGTTCGGCTCAAAAACCGCTTCAACTTTGCAAACTGCAGGTCAAGTACAAGTAGGTGTAAAATCTGCTTCTGCATTGAACTTGTTAAACTCTACCGTCTTCTTTCAAGCGGATGGTTGTGGCTACTCACCTAGTGGCTCTACTACATTCACTCAGCGTGTTATCACCGTTGGTGCTGTAAAAGTATCTGAGACTTTGTGTCCTAAGACTCTTGAAGCAAAGTGGATGCAGACTCAAATCATGGCAGGTTCTCCTACTATGTTGCCTTTTGAAGAACAGATTGGCGCTGAGAAATCTGCTGTCATTGCTGAGAACATCGAGATTGCAATGTGGCAAGGTGATACTACTAGTGGTAACCCTAACTTGAGTCGTTTTGATGGTTTCACAAAAATCATTTCAGGTGCTTCTCCTACTTTAGGAAACGCTAACCCGACGACTTTTACAACCGTAACAAACGCAAACATCGATGATATCTTAGACCAAATGTATGGTGCTTTGCCTGCTCGTGTTGCTTCTAGAACTGACTTAGTTGCTTTCGTTGGTATCGACACATTTAAATTGATGTTGGTAAACTTGAAGAACGCTAACTTGTTTCATTATGTTGCTGACGGTGCTACTACAATGGAAATGGTTTATCCCGGTACTAATGTAAAAGTAATCGGTGTAGGTGGATTGAACGGAACAAACAAATTGTTCATGGGTTCTTTGTCAAACTTCTTTGTAGGTACTGACCTTGCAAACGAAGAGGAAGCCTATAAATTGTGGTACTCTGAGGACAATGATGAGGTTCGTTTCATGACGACTTTCAAATATGGTGTTCAGGTTGCTTACCCCGCTGAAGTAGTTTATTTCACTCTTTAATCTGACATAGGATGCCTTGTTTATTGACCTCAGGATTTACCCTCGACTGCAAAGAAGCGGTTGGGGGTATTAAGAGCATCCATCTTATCAGTTGGACAGCCTCTAAATTTACTGCAGTAAGTGGTGAAATCACAGCGACAACCGTCGTAAGTGGTGATGTATACACATACGAACTACCTAAAGGTACAGGTTCTTTGACAAACACTACAAATGTGAGTGTCGAAAATGGTACTTCTTTCAATCAAGCAGATGTCGCCTTCAAGTTGCGTAGACTTGCTACTACTAAGAGAAACGAGATGAAACTTCTTGCTCAAGGTCGTTGCTACGCTATCGTAAAGTCAAACAACGATGAGTATTGGTTGTGTGGTCGTGAGTACGGATGCGATGTTACTGCAATGGTTTCAAACACAGGTGTTGCTATGGGCGACTCTACAGGCTACGAAGTCACTCTAAGTGCTATCGAAGCAGAAGCGCCTTTTAAACTAGCGGCTGGTGTTGTAACTACTCTTGGAATTTAGTATCTTTGAATCTCATATCTGTTTAAGAAGAGAGCGACTCACATGGGTCGCTCTTTTTTGTTACATACTATCTTAATCGCTATTTATTTACGATGCTACAAATTACTAAAGGAGAATCGAAGAATTGGTATTTGACGCTGACTGAGAAAGTCACGATATCAAATCCTAAATTCTTATTTAGCATGACTCATTTGTTGACTGACCAAGTAGTCAATGTGATATTGACTGACATCTCAACTCAAACTGAGAGATACAACAAATTTGCAATCGTAGAAGGAACTACATTTACGCTCTTGAACGGAGAGTATGGCTATAAAGTGTACGCTCAAACTAGCGCAGTGAACACAAACCCTGACCTTGCGAATGAACTAGTAGAACAAGGTATCTTAAAATGTCAGTTAGTCGAACAACCTGAAGTATTCTATTCGCCTGCGTGAACAAGCAACACAACATATTGCCAACATCACCGGTTGATGTATTCTTTGGGTTAGCGACTCAGAGTGGTGATTTGTTGCTTACTCAAGATTACGATTTTCTTGGATTTGATGCAATTGCTTTCATTGATTCAAAAGAATACAACCCCACACTCATTCAGAAGCAATCTAATCGCAGTTTGACAAGTAAGGTATACAAACCCACACTTGCATCAAAGAAGATTGACTACACGCTAAATTTGAAAACTTACAATTTTGCGGAATCCAAGAAGCAAAGAAACATTTCTCAGAGTGCAAAGAGTTATGTTCCAAGTTTGTCATCAAAGCAAAACAACATCACGCAAAGTGCGAAGAGTTACACACCAAATCTGAGTGAAACAATCATACAAGATGACTTCACTTTGTTAGTGACTCAAGATTTCAACTTTCTCACGACTCAAAATGGCGAGTACATCGGTTTTGATAGTGCATTCATTGGCTATTTACTTACAACAAACAACGAGTTTATGCGAACTCAAGACGGCAACTTTTTAGAATTATGAGCAACAAGAGAATAACTGACCTAACCGAATTAACAACCCCAACAACGGATGATGTCTTTCCAGTTGTTGACATAGCAACCAACACAACGACCAAAGTTCAGTTGGCAAACTTGCCGGTGCAAACTGCGGTCACAACTGCACTTGCGACAAAACAAAATACTCTTGTTAGTGGTGTGACAATAAAGACGGTCAATTCAACTTCATTGCTTGGTTCGGGTGACATTCCAATTCCTATCGTTACACCATCGGGAGTATCGGGTGCAATTCAGTTCAGCAATGGAAGTGCGTTTGCAAGTGATGCCGCTAACTTCTTTTGGGATGATACAAATAACAGATTGGGTATTGGAACAAATACACCAACAGATCCATTGTCAGTTACGGGAACTTCTTTTTTTACACAATCAACGGGCAATCCTACATTAACGGTTAAAAACACGGGTAACGGGGCATTCAATGCAGTATTAGATATTTTTGAAAGAACCAACGGAAACTTATATTTTGGTGGTCAAGGATTAATTGTTAAGGGGTTGGATTCAACTTTTGGCGGAACTACAACATCATTAGGTGCAAGGGTCGGCATCAAAGGCAGTGGCTCAACATCCGCCACTACATCGCTTTTGGTGCAGAATAGTAGCGGAGCATCAAGTTTACAAGTCAAAGACGATGGTTCTGTTTTCAATTACGGAAAAGGTGCAATTACAGGGAATACAGCATTTGGCGATGGGGCATTAACAAACAATACTACGGGTAATTTTAATTCAGCACACGGGATTTTTGCTTTACAATTTAATACTATTGGTACTGAAAATTGTGCCGTTGGGGCTTACACTTTATTTCAAAATACTTCAGGTATTAGGAATACGGCAATCGGTCAAAATGCTTTGTCAAACATTACAACTGGTAGCAGAAATACGGCAATCGGATATAACGCTAGAGTTGGAAACTTTTCAGAAAGCGTTGTAATCGGTTGTGATGCAACGGCAACCGCATCCAATCAATTTGTAGTTGGTAGTTCAACAACAAATGCAGGTTCGATTGATTCAAGTGCGTTCACACAAGATAAAAGATGGAAAGTAAAAATTAACGGAGTAGATTATTATATTGCATTACAAACAGCATAAAAAAAATACAATGAAAGCAATAAAAATTTTAAGCCCCGTAAACCTAACAAGCGGTTTATCAATCCCATCGGGTTCAGTAGTCGTAATCGCAGAAGGTTACGCAGATGTAAAAAGCCAAAAAGACGGAATCATCCCCGCCCAAATCGCAACCTTTGTTTTTGCAAGTGTACAAGCATTGGCAGAAGGCAAAGCACCGATTCAAGGCATTCAAGACTTCAACACTACATTCTCAGGACTTGAGTTGTCAGTTGACGCTTATGAAACTATTAGTGCCGAATCATTGTTAATCTCATCACTTTATGGTGCGTTAGCAAATATCTACGGAACTGAGCAAGTAGAACAAATCACAATTTAAAAAATCGCTATTTAAAACTATGAGTACTTCAAATGAATTTATGGCGGGTTTTACTGGATGTAAAGTCGTGTCAAACACAAGTGCAAACACGGGTGCATTTCGTGGTTTTATCGTCAATGCTGATGCCGTAGTAAGTGCAATACTTGACAAGAGTGGTGCATCACTTCTTTCGTCTTTGGGATTAAGTGGCGTGACATTAAAGCAAGGAATCTATATTGCAGTAAGCGAAGACAATCAGATTTCTTCAATTACTCTGACTTCGGGTTCAGTCGTAATGTACAACATATGATTCGAGTAGGCGTTTCGGTTGGGTCGTTTTCTGCGAGTGGTGGCGGTGCGTCTTTTGATGCCGATGCACAAGCATTCTTTGATAGGGTCACAACTGCGGGTGGCTCACTTACAACCACCGAAAAGAACGCCACAAAAACTTTGGTTGCTGATTTAAAAGCCGCAGGTCTTTGGTCAAGTATGAAAGCCATTTATCCAATGGTGGGTGCAAGTGCGGCAGCGTGTGCGCAGAACTTGAAGAGCAGTTCGTTTACGGGTACTTTTTCAAGTGGTTGGACTTTTGCGAGTACGGGGGTAACTCCAAATGGTGGGAGTGCGTTTATGAATACAGGTTTAAACATCGGTACAGAATTAACGCAAACAAATTCACACGCTTCTTTTTATTCAAGGACTGCAAGTGATTCCGGGGCATATCCAACGGTTATTGGTGCTTATGGTAATGGCTCATATACTCAGGCAATTGACTTGTATATTCGTAGACCAACGCCAGGCGACAAAGGAGGAGGACAATTGGGTAGTTTTACGACATCGGTAATCAATTATACAGAAACCGATGCACGAAAATTTGCTATATTATCAAGAACGAGTGCAACAAGTTTGAAGTATTACACGACAGGAATTTTAAGAGATACAAACACAACAAGCGACACAACTGGATTCGGTAGTGTAACTGCTTACATTGGTGCGGGTAATTTTCAAAATCTTTCCGCACAAAACTTTTCAATTTTACAATGTGCTTTTGCTTCCATTGGTGACGGCTTAACCGATACCCAAGCATCCAATTTTTACACCGCAGTACAAGCGTTTCAAACAACACTTTCAAGACAAGTATAATGATAGGATACACACTTACACCCGAAGAAAAGGATTTGATTCAAGGGCAGTATTACACGCCGTATCAATTTTTGAATTGCGTTCAAGATATTAATGGCGTTTGGTTTTTATTCCTTTCAGATGAGGACAAACCCGAAGTTGCAGAATCGCAATACTATTTTATTCTCGACCTACCCAAAGCCGAATATATCCCACCAATTCCATCACCTTTCCCCTCATAAATGAAACACTTTGACAATGATACAACGGCAGCCATCGCAACGGCTATCTCAGGCAGTTCGGCAGTTCTGCATTTTGCGAATACTTGGCAGCCTGTGTTTGCACTTATTTTGGCTATTGTTGGTATTGTTTCGGGTTTGTTTGCGATTCGTTACTACGCTAAGAAAATCGACAAACTAGATGATAGATAGAATCTTCAAAAATTGGAAAACAACAACGCTAGGACTATCTATTCTAGTCGCTTGTTTTGTACTCGTATATCTTGACAAGACTACTTTGAGCGATGTGTCTCTTTTCTTAGGTGGTGGATTTATGATGCTCTTTATCAAAGACAAAAAAGAATAAACGCTATTTAGAAGTAATGATATTCCAAAGACTCAATTTTCACGACAATACTCTACCTAAGTTCACAGAGAACAAGTCGAAAGATATATACAATTTTGGTGCAGACAACTTGTATCCTGAGTTGTTGATTGATTTGTTTTCAAAGTCGCCTAAACACAACGCAATCGTCAGCGCAAAAGCGTCATTTGTTGCAGGTGTAGGTACTCTTGTCATCGCATCGTCAACAGAAGACAAAGCAAAAGCAGAAGCAAAACTTAAATCAATAAACACTTACGAGTCATACGAAGAAGTCAAGCAGAAAATCGCTTACGACTTAGAGTTGTTTAATGGCTTTGCAGTTGAAGTAATTTGGAACAAGTCAAAGACTGCTATCGCTGAGTTGTATCACATACCTTTTAAGAATGTTCGTTGCGGTCTAGAAGGCAACTACTATTATAGCGAAGATTGGGCAAATCGTAGAGAAGAGATTTGTGAGTATGTCCCTTTTAATGCTACTACTAGAGAGTCAAAGCAGTTATTCTACTACAAGATGTACAGACCGGGAGAAGGCATTTATCCTTTACCTGACTATGTAGGTGCGATGAAGTACATCGAGATTGATACTGAGATTTCTAATTGGCATTTGAACTCAATCAAGAACGGATTCTCTGCTCAAACGCATATCCAATTATTCAAAGGAATTCCAACGCCTGAAGAAGCGAGACAAACTGCTCGTAGATTTAAAGAGAACTATCAAGGTACAGACAACGCAGGTGGATTGATTATTCAATACAACGACCCACAAGAGCGTGAGTCAATCATCTCAAACTTACAACCTAGCGACTTTGACAAGCAATTTGACATCTTAAATCAAACGGTACAAGAAGAGATATTTGTAGGTCACAAAGTCAACTCACCGATGCTATTTGGTGTTCGTGTCGAAGGTGCGCTTGGCGGTCGTAACGAGTTGATAGAAGCATACGAGATGTTTCAACAAGCGTATGTAGAACCTCGTCAAGAGAAGATGGATGAGCAAATGACTTACTTGTTCTCTTTCATTGTGCCTGTGACTTTAGAGAGCATCAACAAACCACCTCTTGGACTTGACTATCTTGACTTATTCACTCGTGGTCTGATATCAAACGAAGAAGCACGAGCAGAGTTAGGTCTACCTGCACTTTCTCAAATTAAGATTCAATCAAACTTGAATGACGCTATCAACTCATTGTCGCCTTTAGTAGCGAACAATGTATTGAGCAATATGACAATCAACGAAAAGCGTCAACTTGCAGGTTTATCACCTATCGCAAATGGAGATGTTTTAGAAAGTGCATCACCTGTTGCACTAAGTAAAGACAATCCTTTTGGATGGAACGATAAGCGTGACCTAGAAGTATTTGCACAATATGGTGAAGACGCTTCTCTCTTTGAGCGTGTTGACATGAACTTTGCAGACGCTATCGAGAGCGCAGTTCTTAACATCTTAAAAGAAAATAAAGGCATCACTATTGGTGAAGTTGTAAACATCGTAAACGCTGACTTGTTAAAAGTGTCTAAAGCGATAGACAACTTGACAAAGAACGGATTCATTCAACCTATCGAAGGCGGTCTTGCAATCACAGACAAAGGCGCAAACGAAATCAAGACACTACAAACTGAGTTGCTAGTTCGCTATCAATACGAAAAACGACCTGATACAGATGGCGCTATAATTATCGATACCTCTCGTGACTTTTGCAAGTCAGTAGTAGAGTCAAATCGTGTTTACTCAAAAGAGGATATCAATATGATGTCTGCAGTATTAGGCATTGATGTTTGGAAGCGTAGAGGTGGATGGTACACAATACCTGACTCATCACCTGCAGTTCATAGACCTTCATGTCGTCACATATGGGCATCTAAAATCGTAAGGAGAATCAAGAAATGACAAACTTCGTATACTTCATCTCGACTACATACCTTAAAGACAACACACCTGTCAACGAGAATGTAGACGACAAACTGCTTAAGACATCTATCAAAGAGTCTCAAGAGATTTATATTCGTGATATCATCGGTAGTGGCTTGTACAACGAACTACAAACTCAAGCGTTTGCAGGTACACTCACACAACTCAATACAACGCTTCTAGACACATATGTTGCGCCTTGCTTAAAGTATTATACTTTGACAGAAGCGATGCTACCTATGACTTTTAAATTGATGAATAAAAGCGTAGCGTCTAGAGAGAGTGATAACGCTAGAGCGATAAGTGTAGAAGAGATGACTCTCATCGAAGGTCGCTATCGTGACAAAGCAGAATACTACG